GTCCATATTTCTCCCGACTCAAATTTGGGCGATATAGACGACAAGAATTTATCCGAACAAATACGGGAGCGATATTCACAAGATACACAATTTCGTAAACATTTGGCCAGATGGGTCATGTGGATTATCCCCATATGGTTATTCATAGTAATTGCCATTCTTGTATTTTGCGGGATCGGATTATTTTCATTGGGACCGGAAATATTGATATCTCTACTGGCTACGACAACTATCAATGTATTAGGTTTAGCCAATATCGTATTAAAGGGTATTTTCCCGAACCGAAAAAAATAAACATTGTTCACATGGATACAAAAGGTTCATTCCCCTATGTCCAGAACTCGTCCGATACGGATTCTAAACCTCCGATACCGGCTGATTATTCTCCAAAATTCGATGAAAGTTATTTAAATTCTTTAATCGAAAAGGCTTATCCTCGTCTAAAAGATGTCGACCCAGTACAATGGCTCGATGAATTGAGGAGAGAGGATTGATAATGCCTTCGGCCTACGTTTGTCCCATTTTCAATAACGGATAAGCCTAACCCTAAGGCTACTCTCTCATACATTCGTTACAAGCGGTGATTCTAAAAAAGTCACCGCTTTTTTTGTCGCCAAAAATGAAGAAAGACATGAATAAGAATGTACAGGATTTTGTCATCGAGACGATTCAATCGATTGCCTCGAAAATACCGGGAATAAGTATCAGGTATGCCTACGACATACAGACCAACTTCCATATCGTGGAGGTCTCTCCTGAAAGCATAAGAAGAGGCAGTGAAGAATACATGGAAATGGAGTATCTGTTATGGAAAGAATTTCAAGAAAAATTTCCGGAAGAGGATTTGCTCGTATCTGAGCCGGACAGAATTAACAACATGGAAAACTTAATCTTCGAGATATGAAATACTTCACGATGAAAGAACTCACAAAGAGTTCAACGGCCGATAAACTGGGTATAGACAATACCCCGACGACCGAAGTGTCGGCCCAGTTGTCGAACCTTGTCACCCATGTTTTAGACCCACTGCGGGAGATGTACGGGAAGGCGATAACCGTCAATTCGGGCTATCGTTGTTCCAAACTCAATGCCGCTGTGGGTGGTGCGAAAACGAGCCAGCACATGAGGGGCGAGGCGGCGGATATAACGGCAGGGAGCAAGACGGAGAACAAGAAGCTGTTCGAGTTGATTCGGGATAA